TGCAATTCCGTCGAAATTCATATATATAGGATTTCTGTTTTGATATGATAGATAGTCTCCATCGAGCAATTTCTAACTACCTATAAAAATAAGATCTTGTGGATCCAAAGGAACCCATATGTAGTCAGTTCCTGTTACTGGTAAATTTGCTAACGCCACCTCATATGACGTTGCATATTATCGTAATCTTTGTGAGCTTGGTGCTATCACGTGATTAGCTAACATTCCTATGGTCTTACCTGGAACCATACCTACGGTTAAAACTCCTTATCTGACCGTAATATTTGACACTGGCATAATCTTTATACCAGTTCTAACGACTCTATATGATACAAATCTTCCATTATCGTTAGGGTCATTTTCATCACTTGCATGTTTTGACATCGGATGATCGATTTATTAGGTAAAATATGGAAGACCTGATCCTTAATCAGTGAAATATACTTTATCATCTTTGATTCCATCTTATGTCGTTATTGCGTTAAAGTAATGTGAATAAACATCTCCACCATCTTATAGATTATGTGGATACACAACTGCTTATATGTTATTTTATCCTCCTGGTAGGTCTATCACAAATTTATATTCATATAAGCTTGTAGGTTAACAAAAATCATTTGGTCCTCTCACCGCTTTTGTTGTGAAAGGATTCAATAAAGACATAGCATACTTATTATCTTTGAATTTAGTTTTCAAAACTTCATTCCTAGCTTTTCCATACCTTTATTTTTTCTTTGGTCCTATAATAGTCGCATTCTTGTTTGTAATCTTTTGTTTTTAGCCTTACTAGTTGTTCACAGTGTTATTCTACTTTCCTGCTCCAATTTGTTTTCCTTCTCTTCTGTGTTTTAATGAAGTTAATTACTCTTCATTGATCTACTTACTGTCTAATTAAACAGTCCCTTTAAAATGTGGGCCACTATTAGTTTTAGCGGTACTAATAACTTGTTCTTTTTTATATTCGTTTTTAGCAATTAGTCCAATATTTTTAATTTCTCGGCTTATTAGACCTTGAAAATCCCGTTTTCCCGGATTTGTATGATACATATCCGCATCCTTCGTGACAATATTGTATCCTCCTCCTACATTCCCTGGTTAATCCATATTTTTGGCTACCCAGTCATACTTCTTGTTAATAACGTCTATAATTTCCCCCGCTATCTAATACTTATCTAAATGCTCGTAATCCCCTACTTATGGTGTAATATTTAGTAGATCAAAATCCGCTCCCTTATAACTACTCGGCATAGAAAATAAATTTAATGACATGTGTTGTAATCTAGACATCGGAATGTTCATATACATGCTTACTTAATTGAGTAGTTTACATAAATCCATATCTTTGTGCAAATCTCCTAGTTATGAACATATGCTTTTGACGTACGAAAAATCATATCCTGAACAGAAAAATGAACAACACATTGCTTTCAATAGAGTTTGATAATCTTGAACTGATGAACTTGAAAACTTCTATTGATATGCTATTCTAGGAAATTATCTGAATAAAAAACATTTACTTGGATAGATAACCCCTATTTTTGACAAGAAATCCACTTTATTACCCAACATATTAACTTTCTTTACACATTATCCCAATCCAACCATTCCTTCTTAGGTTTTTGAAAAATAATCGAATATATATTTTTCCAATTTTTTAGCATCTGGTTCTGTTAAAATACAATAAAAATCGTCTCCTCCCACAAACATTTTAAAATGTTTGATCCCTAGCTCTGAAAATATGAAACGATAGTATTATATAACCCTCAAAGTGTTACCGAATGTGGTTCTTGTTGGATGTCCTGAAGTTACCGTACCTCTAATTTTGGCTTCGAAAGCTTTTCTCATCTTCTTTCTATATATAAACTTGTATTTTAATTTGGTGATATTATTTGTTAATGATTGTAATACTTGTTTATACATTCTTTACGGTAACTCTGAAGTTCTATATATTGTTGGTAATATTTTCCTCCATAAACTGTTGTCCACTATTTCTAGTAAACAAGTATGTTAATTAGCATCATGCGAACTAAAATCTGTAGATATGGCAAAAGGTTAACCATATTAGCTTATTTCTTACCATGCCTCATATATTAACTATTATAATTCCTCATTATTCCTATATGACGCATATTCTGGACAAACTTTCTTCAAGCATGCTAAACCTATATAATTAATATGATTACATACTCCGAGTAATTCATCTGAAGGATTACATATATTCCTAGATCTATTTTTCATATTAGTGATTGGTTATCTTATATGTTTTAAAAACCATTCTCCTGTCTTTGGAAAACACCCCATTACCAAAGAAATTGAATTAGTCATTATGCTTTTGATCCTTCCTAACACATATCTTAAACCTTTCTTCTTATCTGCATCATTAACGTGATCTATATATTTTCCAAAAGTATATTTGGTATGGTCTAGTGATTCAAATGCTCTTATAAATTCTTATTCCACGTTTTACTTCTAGTACCATCTTTTGAATCTCTATACACATAATGGATCTGGTTATAAAAAACTTGCAGCCTATCGTTATATAATTGCACATATTGC